TCTTTCCATTGGATCTAAACTATCTGTTGAAAATAATCTCCAATTTGCAAACTCTGGTAATTGTTTTTTAGGATTACCCGTGATTACTGTAGATAAAGCTTTATCTATTACAAAATTACTTGCGTTTCTTATTTTTTTACCTACAGGTGCTGGTATTGCTTTTGCTCCAAGATACGTGATTGGTGTTACAACGCCCTTATCTATTGCTTTTAGACCTATGCCAGCCACCTTAGCTCCCGGTTTTAGTAATCCGTATTTTATACCTAATCCAATTGGTTTACCGAGCAGTGTAAAACCTGCACCAAATGCAGCGCCTTCTGCACCATATCTCACTCTGTTTTTTATTCTAGCTAATGCGAGTTCTTTACCAGATAACCCTTCTGTATCTATCAAAGGTATTGCTGTTGTTTCTCTGTCTGGTTCCGATGCAATGAAATCTGTTGCCGCAAATGCAGTTGACATATAACCGATTCTTTTTACTGCATTGATTGCTTTGTCACTTGTTTTTTTTACTTTTCTTGCTTTTGATAATGTTTTAACTCTGTTTAATACTTTGAATACACCACCACCTGGCACACCGTATTGTGTTAATAGTTTTGTAACTTCTCCTGTAAGTGTTTCAGGGTCTTTTACTTTGTTTTCTTCATAGACTTTTGTAAGATCTTCTGTAAGATTAGTATCTAATGCTACATCAATGCCAGATGTTAATAAATCACCTACAGCATAACCTAAATCTTGAACACCACCATATAAACCTTTTTCTACATCTTCAAAAAAATCTATATAATCTTTTTCTTGAGCCTTGCTCCGGCCCTCCATAATGTCTTTTAGTCTATCTGTTTTTAATTTACTAAAAGGATTGGTATCAAAAAATAAACTTAAATTTTTTAAACCCTCCCATGTAAACTTTACAGGTTTAGTTCTTTTGTTAAGAGTATTCTCTACTATTTTCCTAGCAGTATTTTTTTCTATTTGTGAGGGTTGTTTTTTAAGAAACGGATCGGCCATTTTAACCCTCCTGAGGTAGAGTCAAAGTTACGTCGTATTGTTGATTAAATTGATTTACATCTTGTTGAGTTCTTATCTCTGCAAAGTCTAATAAAGCTTGTTTACTGTTAGCTAATAACTGAACAATCTGATCTGATATAGAGTTTGGTAATCTAGATCTTAATTCTGTGTATGTTAAATCTTGTGTTGGTGACGCTTCAACACTTTGTTGTGTTTGTTGAGGAGTCTCCATGCCAGTCATACCTCCTACATTATATCCTGCTCTACCACCATCAGCCATATCTTGTAAAAACTTAAACTGTTCTAGTGCTGCTTTAAATGCTTCTTCGTAAGTCATACCTTTAGCCATATTTTGATCAACTATAGTATTTAATTGATCAGTTTGATCCAAAGCACCTATCTTTTCAATCAATGAAGACTCTTTTAATATACTTGCTCTAATATCATCAATAGATCCCAATCTAGCTTGTATTTGTTTAATTCTTAAATTATCTTCTGCTGTTCTTTCATTAGTTAAAGTACCTAATAAAGTTGATAGCTCTTCATTTAATTCAAGTTTTTCATCGTCAAGACCTTTGATTAAATTAGATGTTTTTGTAGCTGCACCCGGATCATAGCTTTTACCTGTTGTTCCATATTTTTTCTGTAGTTCATAATCTTTTTCTAAAAGAATTATATCATTTTTAAGTTCTTCTGCTCTTTTAAGAGAATCTTGTGTTCCTTCTATTTCTAATTGTGTAATTTTATTTTGAAGTTCCATTTTCTTTTCTTCAAAACCAGCATCAATTAATTTTTGTTGTTGTGTAGATTTAAAATCTTCACTTATTACATCACCTAAAATCGCTTGATCCAATTGTTTTTGATCAGCTCTTTCTTGTGCTCTTGCTGTTTGAAAATTTCTAAATGGATCTTTAGCTGCGGTCGCAGCTGTTGCAAATATATTACCTCTTGGTGTAGCAGACATTAGATTTAAACCAAAGTCTGTTAAAAAAGAAGAAACAGATCCTGGCATAAAACCTCCTCTTTCTTGAGGTACTGTCTGATCAAACATTTTTTTTCTTTCTTCAAACAATTTTTGAACACGTCCTGCTTCGTTATATTGTTGTCTTGGTGCAGTTAAACCTGATGTGATACCGGATCCTGTAGAACCACCCATTCTAAACATTGGTCTTGTTAAAATTCTTTTATTCATATTAATTTTTTAATGCGCCGTAGATACCTGCTCCAGTAGCCGCTGCACCTAATGCAGTTTGTAAGAACCCTGGATTAGGCACTTGTGATGTTTGTGTTCCTGATCCTGCCATTCCACCCATGATACCTGTAACAAGGTTACCATATTGTTGTAATTGTTCTTGTGGTTGATAAGCAGCCATTTGATTTGCTTGTCTAGTTGCATCTAGGCCCGCTTGTGCTTGCGCTTGATTCAATGCGCCCAATGAACCTAACGTTGAAATGTCTCCTCTTTGTAATCCAGGTAATGCTGATGCTAATCCCATCTGATTCATGAAATTTTGTTGTGCAGCCTGTTGTGCCTGACCGAAACCTTGTTGTAATAATCCTGCTTGTAGTTGTGCTCTATTTCTATCTGATGCTGCTCCGTATTCTGCCTCTGCAACACCTTGTCTTGATCCTCCAAACGCACCAGAAGCTACAGCACTGTCCCTGATCCGTTGTTCTTGGGCCTGTGCTTGTCTATCAAATTCTGCTAATGATGTATCAATCACCTGTTGTTGATAAGGTGACATAAACTGTTGAAAGGCTTGTGGTCCTGTTGCACCTTGTGCAGCCTGAAGAAAAGGTTGAAAAGATCCGACACCTTGAGTCGCTAAAGTTTGTGCTTGTTTTTGTAGTGCATCCTGTGCAGCAACTTGTGGTGCAAGTCCTGCTAAATTTTGTTGTCTTGTTGTAAATGCTCTTGCAGCATCTTGTCTTGCTTTAAATCCTGCTGCTGTCTCACCTGCTTGTTTTGATAAACTTCCGATACCTGTTGATACAACTGGTACAGCTGTAAGGGCAACGGCCTGTTTGGCGAGATCTTTTCCTATATCTTCTACAAAGGGTGCTGGTCGCGATATTGTGGTTTCTGTCGCCATTATAATACTTCCTCTAATCGTTGTGATGTTTTAAACATTTCTCTAGCGCCATCTAATCCTTGCGATTCTTCTGATACTTCACCTCCGGATTCGAGGTTTTTCATCATGTTATACATGACTTCTGCTCCCTTGTCTATATCTCCTTCACCTGCATTTCTAACTGCATCTGCAGTAAACACAAATTCATTCTTAGACAGTCTTGCAGGCACATCGTCTGCTCTTTCCATTCGACCGATAGGCACGAATCCACCATCTTCTCTGTAATCTTTTTCCATACCATCCATATCTAATAATGGCATAGTCTTCTTGGCTACCGGTTCCGCATCACCACCTTCTTGGTAACCCATTCTCATCAAACCACCATCAGCAGCAAATTTACTACCTACCATTCTTGGTGCTAAATAGTTGTAAGGATTCATTCTAATATCTGCAATGTCAATACCATTTCTTCTGTAGTATTCATCTAGATCCATTTGATCGTCATCGTCTTTACCTACACCTAATGCATCTAGAGCAAAAGGGACACCTAAACCTAAACCTATTTTTTTACCAAGTGAAAGGTCACCAACTGAGCCTAAAATATTTTTTGTACCAAGTTTACTAAATATCCCTCCCAATTTACTTCTTGCAAGGAATTTAGTAGGGCTCATAAAACCTTTAAACATTCCTCCAAAACCAGATCCTGCCGCTAAATTACCTAATCCTCCTGTTAAAGCATAGCCTAATGCTAATTTACCTATCGGAGACTTAGCAATTTTCTTAACAGCTTTAGTTGCTTTCTTAACTCCCTTTTTAATTGATTTAACAAGTCCACCAACAAAATACATATCTCTTGCTGATTCAAGGTCCATGATTCCTCCTACAGGATCATCTTCATCTTCCATCATTTCTATTTGTTTCATTCGTCCACCGTCCATGTATCCTGCTCTAGCTATTCCACCATCAGCAAGACCTGTGAAATCAAATTGAGAGCCCAAGAATCTTGAACCTATACCAGTATAATCTCTAGGGTTTACTTCTTCTTGAGTCTCCTCAATAGGACTTTTTGGTGTTATTGGAGTTGTATTAATATTACCACCATCACCACCTCCACCACCAGTATTTATAAAAATATTATTACCATCATCGTCAAATTGTGGCCCATATTTTCCAGATTTATAACCAAAAGCATTTAAAGCATCAAGACTACTTATGTCTTTATTACCAAATAAATTCGAACTCAAATTATTAAAATCAAAACCTTGCATTTCTAATTCTTTTCTTTCTAATGTAGATAAACTATCAATAAATCTTTGTCTTTGAATATCATTAAGAAAATTTTTAAAACTAAATTTTTTCTTTTTAGTTTCAACTTTTTCAATTTCATTTTGTTTTTGCTTATCTTTTTTTTCTTTTGCTCTTTTTTCAAAAAGTTCTTGAGCTATTCTAGCTTTTTCTACTCTTTCTTTTTCTCTATTTCTAGCTGCTCTTTCATCTGCTGCTTTTTTTTCTCTTTTTTTCTGTTCTGCTATTCTTTGAATTCTATCTTGATAGTTGTTATTACCATTTCCACCTGTATTATTGTTATTTCCGCCACCACCTGGACCTGTATTGCTTCCTCCTTTTTGACCTCCTGGTCCTGGACTTTGACCTCCTGGTCCTGTTGGACCTGCATTGCTTCCTTGATAACCACCTGGTCCACGATAACCTGGACGTTTACCATTCGCTGGTTTGTTTACAAGTTGTTGGTATTGTTGTGCGTTTGTAATTGCCATCGTTCTATTATATTATAATTTTGTATCTCCTCCAAGAGGTAATGCTTCTACTGTTATCTTTACATCTCTTTTAATATCATCAGCCACAGTGTCTGTAGCTGGATTCTGTACATCATTCATTGCCTCTGCATCCGAGTTATATTCCTGACCCGTTTTGATGTTTGTTAGTGTTACTTCTGATTTAGGTGTTATGATCTTAACTTGTTTACCATTTATTACTTCTATTCTGTATGATGCTTCTGTTTCTATAAATGACATATTAATCCCTGTTTATCTCCAATATTGATGCAATTACGTGTAATTCATTTGCATCTGCTGCTTGTGCCTTTAATACCTCATTTTCTTCCAAAATCAAAGGGTGAGTTAACAGCTCTGTTGTTGCTTTTGAGGCTATTGCTTTGTCTTTAAACAGATTAAATACTGCTGCGGCAGCGTTTGTTACAGTAAAAGTTATTGTCGATCCTGATCCTGCATCCTCAGATACTATAATACTTTTGATTATAGCTCTAGAATCAGATGGTGTTGTATACACCGTAGTATTATCTGTGGTGGTTAAATCTACCAATTCATTTTTATATATATTAGCCACTTATAAACCAAGAGAATCTCTCTTGCTCCTGTTTTACTTCATCTAAAAATGTAGAATTTAATTGATCCTTCATAATAGTTAAAGCTCTGTTAATTTGTTTTTGGTTAGATACATCATATTCTGTTTTTGGTTCTGGTATTCTAACATTTATCTTAGCCATTATCTACGTCCATCTGGTTGTACATCCAAACGAAGTGTGCCAAATCTCCAAGATTCACCACTGTCAGCGTTCTCAATTTTAACGTTTATAAATCGACCTCTAGCTCTTGTATCTTTTTTAATTGTAGTTGAGTTTATTGTAAAAGGACTCAACGCTGTTGTGCTATCAGATTGTTGAGGATAACTTTTTATTCCTAAACTTACTTTTGCATTACCGACTAAGGTTTTAAAATCTGGTATAAATCTTCTCATTGCTAAAAATACTTCTCCTGCAACTTTAGGACCACTAGCTCTACCTTGTTCATTTCTTTGTTTTTGTTCTAAATCAATATCATATGATTTTACAAAAGATGAAACTGTAGTAGTAGATCCATCCTCATTGACTTGATCTGTTCCTACCTCATGTTCAAAGAATTTTGTCTGACCTAAACCACTCTGACCTACGACAACAGGAAAAGTACCATTAGATGAACTGTCATATTTTGTACCATAAGGTTTTGGATATACAATCGCATCAATCCAAGATGTTCTTGATTCTGTTCCGGTATACCAAACACCACCTTTCATTGGTTCACCGTAATTGAATACAACATATTTGTTGTTAAAACTAGAACTAGACGAAGGGTAATACCAAATAACTTCTGTAAAAAGATTATTGATACCTGCTGCAACCTGTTGACCTTTTGTGGTATCAAAATCATCAAACACAAAATCTTCAACAGAACATGGTAATGATTTAACTGTACCATCAAACATAAAGAAACCATTTGCAGATAACCAGAATGCTGCACCATCTATCTCAACAACTGCATTCTTACCTATCAGTCCACAGTTTGTACCTACTTGTTCAAAGCTAAATGTAAACGGAGCACCAATAAATTTCATTGTATATAGTGCATTATCTGTAAAGACCAGGATTGTTTCTTTTGCTTTGATTGCACCTACGATCTTTGTACCGTCCTGTAATCTAAAATCACCGGCACTGTTGATTGCCGTTGCTGTATAGTTGTTAATATCTTCTTGATTAGAAAATCTTATAAACATATCATCTTGTGTGGTTACATCTCCAATGGTTGTCTCTGTTCCAAGATGAATCAAGTGACGTGTGGTTGGGGATATTAAAGTTGTTCTTGTTGCTGTTGGATTTGATGCTGTAGAAAAACCAGAAGTATTAGTTGCTGCTCTTACTGTTGTTGGTGCTGCAGCTCCTGCATTCCATGTAAATGTTTTACCGTTTCCAATTGTTGCAACCAATACCTGACCAAAATTATCAAGACTCCATAAACCAGGTTCTAATATTACTTGAGATGCCTGCACAGCATTTCCAAAACCGGTAAAGTTTGAAGCGTCTGTAACCGTTGCACCAGTTGAATGAGCTTGACCGTTTGATGTACCAACGGTTGCAGTTCCAAAAGCACCCCTAGTAATACCCGTTAAAGTGTTTGTACCTTTTCCGGTGTATGTAATTAATTCATTACCAACTGCTATAGTTCCTGTTGTTGGAAGACCGGAGTTTGATGTAACGTTAATAACAGTTCCTGATCCACCTGTACCATTTGTATCTGCAAGTAGGGCACCATTTAAAGTTGTTGTAAATGGACTTTGAACGGTACCACCATATTGACCAATACCGAAACCATAACCATAAGATTGTGCGGCAGGACCAACTGGTTCGTAAGGAATCACACTACATGCTCCACCACCAGCAGCTCCTGTTGTAGTCTGTGTTCCAGTTACAATCGCTATTAGTGATGATGTAACTCTCGTTACTTGAAATAGTTTATCTTCGAATGCAGCATCAGTTAGACCAATACCAGCAGGTACAGTCACGTTATCTAATAAGATAATATCACCTGATTGTAGATTATGATTAGATGAAAATGTTAGTGATACTTCCTGTGTTGCATCTTGAGCAGACATAACAACACTTCCGATTGTAGATTTTATAGGTGTAATATCAAATAATTGTCCTTCGAAATATAACAATAAAAACTTGTCAGTTCCAATAGCCACATATCTATTACCCTCTAGATCAACAAAAGCATGTTGTTTTCTAGCAACACCTACAATAGTATCCGATACCAAAGAAGACCAACCACCAACTTTTTCTGGAAGACCATATCTGAACCTAACATTACCAGAATCTATCCATCTATTTTCTGCACCTGCAGTCGTATCTTGTTTGTCAATTCCCGGAAGAAAATTATATTCAATAAGAGCCATGGTCCGTGCTCCTTATGCCGTGTTAGTTTTGAATGCCCAACCTCTTGTAGAATCTACATACACTAATGTAAAAGCTTGGCCGTTAGTGGTTAATGTTAGATTAGATGTGCCTGTATTGATAGGCTGACCGTTTCTATTTAATATTAAATTATTGTTTGCAAACGTCCCTCTTGCATCGATGAATGTGATCTCATCTCCTGTAGCAGGTGATGTTGGAAGAGTAATCGTGATTGGGTTAGCTGTTGTATTTGCAAAAATCTGTTCACCAGCAGATGCTGTGTAAGCGGTTACTGTGGAAGAATTTACTGTTAGATAACCTTTGGTTTTCATACCAAGATTAACATTAGTACCATCCGAATAAACCAATACCGTTGCACCTGAGGGCACTGTAACACCAGACCCTGATACTGTTTTGATTGTAAGTGTTTTTATTGAACCAGAACTTTCTCTAGTGGTTGCATCCTCAAACACCATAACTCTTTCTGCAGTATCTGGAATAGTGACCGTTCTGTTACCTGTTAAAGTCCCCGTTAACTTAATATATATATTTTTACCATTTGATGTAGCTCCATTATCTAATGCTAATGCTACGTCTGCACCACCCACAGCTAATGATAGATAACCCGTAGATAATTGTTCTAATATCTGTAGGTTTGTATTGGTGATTGATCCCCAAAGACCAGCTTTTTCACCGGTTGTGATTAATTCTAATTTTGAATTTGTTGAAAAACTTGATGCCATAATTCTCCTAATAAGGGTCTATATTAACCCATGTTTGTGATGCTCCTGGATCTATAGGTTGCCATGTTATGATACCTGGATCATTGACCGTAAGAGTCATAGGCACGCCTGTAGGATTCACATTTGCATCAGCTGTTATTGTAACACTTCCAGTGTTAATGGTCAATTGGTTTCCTGTGACACTTGTATTGGCTGCGGCCGATACCGTGACTGTGCCAACACCCAGAGTAAATGGTGTCGCTGTAGGTGTTACGTTTGCTGCTGCTTTAATAGTTAATGAACCAAAACCAAGTGTTAATGGACTTCCAGATGGGTTTGCAAGTGCTCCCGCTAATGCGGATGCACTACCTATACCTAACGTTAATTGATTTGCAGTTACATTGACTGTAACATTTGGATCAAATACGGATGTTGCTATAGGTGTAGCTGATATTGCACTATGACCAAGCATCTATTATGCTCCTGTCAGTGCTTTTATCTCAGCGTCGCTTAATCCTAGATCTTTGAGTTTTTGTTTACCAGATGCTTTTTCTGTTTCTCTTTGTGCAGCTTCTTCTTCTGCAGTAGGTAACTCTGCCATCTTAGCTTCTATGTCAGCTTTAGGTATTGGTGTTGTTCCATTGTGCCATTCAATAGTATTTATATCTTCACCTCTTACAGTAACTTCTGCGTTTGGATTTATTTTAAGTATAGCTTCTGTAATCATTATCCAGCTACCTCCATAAGTGTTATTATTGATGGAATACTTCCAGGTTGAAAATGAACTTTCCAACCACTTTGATAAGCTTTACCTTGTATCTTATACGTGAGGCTGCTCGTACTGGACGGAGAATCTAAGATTTCTAAACAGGTACGACTATATTTATCAATCATTGTTGAACCGGTTATCTCAAGGTATATTTCATAGGATTGTGTTCCTCCAATAATAGTGGTTGAATCTCTTAATAGTTTTATTGCACCACCTTGTGCATCCCCACTGCTATCTCTCCTGGTTCTTAAACTTTGATTAACCATTACTAGAACTTTACTGCTTGTAGCACTAGGTGTTATTGAAGCTGATAAACCACCATCGACATAGGATGTTGAAGTTGTTTCTACAGAACTAGCATGAGAACCTTGGACAATTTGCAAAATCTTGCCTGTCGGAATAGCTGCTGGTAAAGCAGTTATGTTTGCTATTGTTGAGTTACTAATATTATTTACACCTAGTCTAGTTATCGCCATATTATGCTCCCATCAACGCGTTAATTTCGTCGTCGTCCAATCCTAAATCTTTTAGCTTCTGTTTACCAGAGGCTTTTTTATCTATTGCTGCTTGTTCTGCATCTTTAATTTCTTGTATCTTTGCATTTACTTCTTCTTCTGTTGGCATTGTTGCACCATCTTTAATAATTTTAATATATTTGTATTGCATACGTTGGTCGTTAGGAATTTTGTTTCCATTATCATCTTCTTTTTTCCAACCATACCAATTACCACTATTAAAAGTATGTAATGCTTCTTGTAAATAATCTCTTTTCATCAAGTATCTCCTAATCGAATAAACGTTGCATAAGTATAGCTATCTCCAGTATCACCAACAAATATTGGCGTATTAGCATTATTTTGAGTTAAACCAAATTTAACTAATAATTGAGAAGTATTTGTTACATCAAATATAAAACTTGCTTGTAGATTTTTATAATAACCAGCAGCACCTGCACTTACATAACCATTAGCAGCTCTTGAGTATCCATCTCCACCACCATTTAATGTAGTTTGTATGCTTCCTCTTACAAAACCACTAGCTCCACCAGAAACATACGCATTTGCATTAAACATAATTAGCCAAATACCAGTTGATGGAAAAGTAAATATTCCAGAACTTTCACTCATGCCTGCTCCAATATAATTAAATCCATCAGTATCAACTCTTTCCCAATTTGCAGTAATATCTGCTACTCCAGAATGATCAGCAGTTATTCTCCATTGGTCAACTACTGTGATTGGATTGAGAGATAAAGCAGAACCATTGTTCTGTAATGTTCCTATGATATTTGTCGTATCCCCAGATGCACCGATAGTAATCGTGTTACTATTCTCGTTGATAATGTTATTACCGTCTGTGTCCTGTATCGTGTCTGCTTTTAATATACTTGTCATTATGCTCCTATAATCCTATATGCTCCAAAATGTGTTGCTCTTTTATATTGACTATCACTTTCAAGAAGTTGTCCACTACCACTTGAAGTATTTATTCTTGCATAAAGTTCAACATAATCAGAAGAACCATTCATATCTACAACCATACTTCCAGTTACATGATGAAGTCTAATTTTAACGTTTGAAAAATCAGTTTGTGTTTCTAAAATATTGCTACCATTTAATTTAAAATACAAATAATCTTCAATTAAATCATCATTTGATCCAGCTTCATATTGAATTGAACCATACACAAAATATTTACCAGCAGTTTGAGGAGTAAATCTATATGTGCTTGTATCGTAAGCACTATCAGTATCATAGACTTCTGTATTTGCTTGAACTAAAGTAAGAGTATTGTCAGAAACAGATTGACCACCACTACCACCTAAATATGCTTCAAAAGCTGGAGTCATTGCACCTGCACCAGAAACAGTTGCACCTGAAGGAATATTAATAGTCTCTCCAGATTGACCAAGTGTAATCGTCCCTGATCCAGAGCTTGTTTCTATATTCGATACTTTTAAAGTTCCGTTTGCCATTATGATCTAAATGCCTCTATTTCGTCGTCTGTTAATCCTAAACCTTTTAATTTAGCATCTGCTGATGCTTTGTCATTAGTTTTTTTTATTGCTGCGTCTTCTATTTCTTGTTCTACAATTGGTATTTGTGCTTCTATATCTGCTTTAGAAATAGGTGTTGTTCCATTGTGCCAAACGATTGAATTAATATCTTCTTCACTAACAGATACCTCTGCTGTTGGATTTATTTTTAATATTGCTTTTATAATTTTATTTTCTTTTAACATTATGCTCCTATCTCCAATGCTGTAAATGAACTTAAAACATCACTTCTTAAAAAAGAAGATGTCTGACCACCATTATTTCTAAAGTAAATTGTATAAGTAATAGCAGACGTAGTGTTCGGTGAATCTAAATGTATTATAGGAACACTCATCATAGCATTAGCTGGTTCCATTCCAATTAATCCTCTACTTTTACCACCAGATACAAAACTTGATGATGTGCTCCTATAAATATCTAAATTTATGTCAGAACCAGTAATTTGTGCTGTGGTATTTGCCATTAATAAAATTTTACTAGATGTTGTAGATGGTGTAATAGCTAAAGAAAAATTTGTTGTAACAAATGTATTTGATGTTGTAGATATATTTGTAGAACTTGTAGAGGCAACTGCTTGTAAAACTTTCCCTGTTGTTAAACCTGATACTGTTGCTCCAGTTACATCAAGAGTAACTCCTGATGGCACGTCTACTGTATCTCCTGATGCACCTAAAGTTAATGTAGTGCCTGTGCTTGGTTGTATTAAGTTTGTCTCTAATGTGCTCATTATAAAATTACAAATGTACTCCCTGATGGTATAGTCACTGTACCACTAACTGTAACAGGACCAACTAACGCGCCGTTAGTAGAACCTGACATCGATATACTTGTAAACGTTTGACTATTTTTCATAAAAAATGTTGAACCTAAACTTGCTGCTGTCACCGTCGAGTCCGTCGGAGTTCCGATGTCAAACACATCACCGAGAACAGTACCAAAGAAAGTATCTGATGATGCTGGGTTTGAACTAAAAGAAATCTGTGAACCTGTTATTGTGAATGCCGCTGGATCTTGCACGACT